TAGAAGTAGTAGGTTGTTCCATGCAGCTGGATCGTGCAATCTCACGACGCAGTCCAGCGTCCTTCCTCTTGAAACGGAAGGGCGTCATGATAATCGAAACGCCGAGGCCTGGTGGAATCGACTCCCTTGGGAGGAAGACTACCGGCCCGGCACAAAGTTCCCGGAGTTCTTGTTCAAGGACCTCCGGTTTTGTTTCTCTAAGGAGGCGACCACTGCCCGTTATACTCTTAGCGATTGGGATTACTGTTTTGAACCACTGCCGTCTAAACTTCCAGAAAGGGGAGCAATACCCCCTCCCTTCGGAAAAGCCGGCTATGGACAACGCAGGAGCCCACACGGAAGCAAGTCTGAGTACAGCATCATCGGTTGTCGACGTTACGTGATCGTCAATCGTGCAGGCAAGACGGTCGGCCAATCGGCCGACTTCGTCAGGCACTGTCAACAACTTCAGCTGTTCGAACTCAAGGATTGCTTCTTCTATTGCGCCTTCGAGTATATCGCCAGCCACACCGCTACAGCGCCACTGGTTTACCAACCGTCGGAGAACCTTTCCGTCTTCCAAAGTCGGCACATCGTGCCGACGGAGGATCGCGAAAAGAAACCGACGGTAGAAACCAGGGCAATGTTTCAAAGGGTGGTCTACTGGCGAGGCAGGGAAGCCTCCACCTCCGAGGGAACGGGGAATGAATGCCGGGATTCCGGCGCGGATCAACATGCCGCATTCGGGACGAAGCAAGATAGTCAAGCGATGCACAGTCTTCCGGGTTCTAACGGAAGACCATGCCGGTATCGCAGAGGAGATGGCTGGTCCAGATGTGGCCCAGCTCGGCATCTCAAACTTGGAAGGCCCGGACACTCGCTTAACCGCGAAGTGACCAGGGTGGACGATGGACCGAACGGGCACGTAGTCGATCAGGTGATCAGCTACGAGCCGGGACGGACCTCTTTTCCACGCGTCGGGAATAACCCGACCCTTTCTTGCTACGACATACGCTTGCAACGTCTCTGTCGGTACGGGACCTTCCTCGTGTCTGAACCAAGCCATCTGTTCGGTGAACAAGGCAAGGTGACTGGACACGAGATGCTTTCCGATGGAAAGCCCCGATCCGACTGCAGCAATCCTGGACTCATAGCCGAAGTGTGCACGCGTTGGCATCACAGCCAAGAGGTCGTCGCCGCAGGTTGCGAAGCGGACATACATCGCTGTATTCCACTTCCCAGGCAACCCGGTTTGATGACATGCGTCACTAATCGAAAGAGACGCTGCCCAGATGTTAATTATACTGAGGATAAACCAGGACAGCGGGAGCCCCATAAGGCACCCTCGAGCTGTCTCCTCAACATTAGGCAGAACTCCGTCGTAGTCAATCGACATGGGTCCAAGTATCCGGCGGCCCAAGGCCGCTACATCATCCCCCAACCCCGCTCCTCCACATACACCGTCCCAGACCGCAAATATGGCGTCACGCGTGAGCCCGTCGGTCGCTTTGGTCAGATCAGCCGATACTATCGCAAGATCCCCGAGTGCAATTGGCACTTCGAGTGGCTCTTCAAGGAAGCTGGTGAAGACTGTCTCAAGTCTGCCACCTTCGATAGCCGCATTGACGCGTTCGTCATGCGTAAGCAT